TCAATGAACAAAATTCTTGAACTGCGCGAAAAGCGCGCCAAGGCATGGGAAGCCGCAAAGGCTTTTCTCGATACCAAGCGCGGTACCGACGGTTTGGTTTCCGCCGAAGACACCGCAACATACGAGAAAATGGAAGCCGACGTAATCGCTCTCGGAAAGGAAATCGACCGCCTGGAAAAGCAGGAAGCCCTCGACCGCGAGCTGTCAAAGCCTCTAAACACACCCCTCACAGGCAAGCCTGCTGTTCCCGGTATGGAAACCAGGACCGGCAGAGCCTCCGACGAGTACAGGAAAGCGTTCTGGAATGCCATGCGCACCCGTGCTGGCGAAGGTCTTGACCCCATTGTGAAAAACGCTCTGCAAATCGGCACCGATACTGAAGGCGGATATCTTGTCCCGGATGAGTTCGAACGCACACTTGTGGAAGCCCTTGATGAGGAGAACCTCTTCCGAAGGTTAGCCAAGGTCATTACCACTTCCTCCGGGGACCGTAAAATTCCGGTGGTTGCATCCAAGGGGACTGCTTCCTGGATTGATGAGGAAGGCGCAATTCCCGAAAGTGATGACAGCTTCGGTCAGGTTTCCATCGGTGCATACAAGCTGGGAACAATGATCAAGGTTTCTGAAGAGCTTCTTAATGATAGTGTGTTTCCACTTGAAGCATATATTTCTAAAGAGTTCGCAAGGCGTATTGGCAACAAAGAAGAGGAAGCCTTTTTCACAGGCGACGGTTCTGGTAAACCTACCGGCCTGCTTGCTGTTACCGGCGGCGCGCAGATCGGCGTGACCACGGCTGGCGCTACCGCTATCACCATCGATGAGGTGCTCGACCTGTTCTATTCGCTGAAAGCACCTTATCGAAACAAAGCCGTGTTCGTCATGAACGACTCCACCGTAAAGGCGATCCGCAAGTTAAAGGACGGTAACGGTCAGTACCTCTGGCAGCCTTCACTGCAGGCGGGCACTCCGGATACCATCTTAAACCGCCCGCTGTATACATCGGCTTATGTGCCCGCCATTGCCTCAACCGCCAAGACCATAGTGTTCGGCGACTTCAGCTATTACTGGGTTGCCGACCGTCAGGGGCGCGTATTCAGGAGACTCAATGAACTCTATGCAGCCACAGGCCAGGTTGGCTTTGTCGCCACCCAGCGCGTTGATGGCAAGCTCATTCTGCCCGAAGCCATCAAGGTACTCCAGCAGAAGGCGTAATGGAGGTGCGGTATGAGTTATAACACAAAAAACTACACCGAACAAGGCGGCGAGAAAACCGTCATTGGCGGAACGCTTGAAATCAAGGAGGGAGCCTCGGTGACGGGGCTTACCTCCACCGCCGCACCTGCTTCTGCAACGGCTCTCGGTGGTGTAAAAGCCGCTGCAAAGGAGGAAACCGACACAGTACCCGTCAAAATCGGTGAAGACGGAATCCTCTATGTTCCAGCATATCCAGTCGTACCCGAGGTACCTGTAGCTGCAAATCAGGCGGACAGTACCGCTACCGATGTCACTGGTCTGGTTGCTGACTTCAATGCTCTTCTCGCCAAGCTGAAAGCGGCGGGTCTGATGGTCCCAGACGAAGAATGACCGAAGGGAGGCGGATGGCATGACGGCAAATAACCTTCTCCCCAAAGTCAAAGCACACCTCATTTTGTCACACGACGAGGACGACAGCCTGCTGCTCAGTTATATTGCCGCCGCTGTCTCCTATGCCGAAAGCTACCAGCATTTTCCTAAGGGATATTACGAGGAAACTCCCATGCCGCCTACCACAGAGCAAGCCGTCATCATGCTGTCGTCCTTCTTTTACGAAAGCCGGGACGGCAGCACAGGCGGCTTTTTTGCGGATAGCGTGCAGGCCGGCCAGCAGGTATGGGATACTGTCAATCTGCTTCTTCGGCTTGACCGGAATTGGAAGGTGTGACAATGAGCTATGGAAAAATGAATACCTCTATTGATATCGTCTCCAGCGCCCCGGTTAAGGATGCGGACGGATTTGTTGCCAAGGGTGACCAAATTGTTGCTTCCATCCGCGCATATAAAGAAGACCGTCACGGCAACGAGCGGTGGGCAAATATGGCGGCGTTCAGCGAAGCAACGGCCCTCTTCCGTTTTCGGAAGATTCCCAGCGTAGAGATAACAACCTCTCTGTTTATCGTTTGCGGTGGTGAGCAATATCGAATTATCAGCGCGGAGGATGTTCGCGGGCGCGGAATGTACATTGAGGTGCTCGCGGAAAAGCAGGAAGGGACGGTGAGGTAATGGCAAAAGCCCAAATTAAGATGCCGGAGGAATTTCTTTTGAAGGTTTCCTGGCTGGCTGACCAAACAGACGTGATTATCCCCAAGGTACTGGAAGCTGGCGGTGAGGTTGTTCTATCCAAAGTGAAGTCGAATCTGTCAAGCGTGGTCGGCAGCGGCACAAAGGAAAAAAGCCGCTCCACAGGCGAATTGGAACGCTCCCTCGGGCTTTCTCCTGCCAAGCAGAACCGGGACGGCAACTGGGATGTAAAGATTGGTTTCGCCGAGCCACGCTCTGACGGCGGCTCCAACGCTAAAATCGCCAACATTCTCGAATACGGCAAATCCGGTCAGCCGCCTAAGCCTTTTTTGAAACCGGCAAAGTCGCAGAGCAAAAACGCCTGCATTGAAACCATGAAGACAAAGCTTCAGGAGGAGGTCGACGGAATATGAGCATTTTAACAGAATTGAACACGTTACTTTCTCCTGTCCTGCCTGTGGAAACGGGAGTTTTCTCCGGCGTTCCTCCCGATGAGTACCTCGTACTCACACCGTTGACAGACGAATTTGCCCTGTTTGGGGATAACGCCCCGCTATTCGATATCTCTGAAGTGCGGATTTCGCTGTTTTCCAAAGGCAATTACGTCCAAAGGAAAAAGCAGATAACAACGCTGCTTCTGGCAGCTGAATTTACGATTACCGACCGCCGGTATATCGGCCATGAGGACGATACCGGCTACCACCATTACGCCATTGATGTGGCAAAACATTGTGATTTGAAGGAGGATTAAGATATGGCGACAATCGGTCTTGACAAACTGTACTATTCAAAAATCACCGAGGATTCCAACGGTGAAGAAACCTATTCCACGCCTCTCGTGCTCGCCAAAGCCATCACCGCCGAACTCTCGGTGGAGCTGGTGGAAGCTATACTTTACGCCGACGACGGTGCCGCTGAGGTAGTGAAAGACTTCAACAGCGGTACGCTCACCCTCGGCGTAGACGACATCGGTCCGGTTGCTGCAGCGGATCTGACCGGCGCGACCACAGACGACAACGGCGTACTTATCTCAGCAAGCGAAAATGTGGGAACACCTGTCGCGGTAGGATTCCGTGCGCAGAAGGCTAACGGCACATATCGCTATTTCTGGCTTTACCGTGTGAAATTCGGCCTGCCTGCAACTAATCTGCAAACCAAGGCGGATTCCATCACTTTCTCCACGCCTACTATTGAAGGAACGGTCATGCGCAGGAACAAACTGGACGCCTTTGGCAAACACCCATGGAAAGCCGAGGTCACCGAAGGCGATGCCGGAGTCGCTTCCGCAACAATCACCGGCTGGTTTACCGAGGTTTACGAACCAGTATACACACCGGCACCGTAAGGAGGACGCAGAATGGATAACAACATCTTTACAGATTTGTCCGAAAGAAGCGCTGCCATCAATATTGGCGGCAAGGAGTATGAATTGATACTGACTACCCGCGCGACGAAGGCAATAGCAGGCCGATACGGCGGGCTTGAAAATCTCGGTGAAAAGCTGATGAAGTCCGAAAATTTTGAGATGGCACTGGATGAGATTGTATGGCTTTTAACCCTTCTTGCCAACCAATCTATCCTGATTCACAATCTTAAAAACAAGGACGACATTCAGGAACTTCTGACAGAAGATGAGGTTGAACTGCTCACCTCGCCCCTCGATCTGGCGGCATACAAAAACGCCATCACGGAAGCTATGTTCCGGGGCACCAAGCGCAACGTGGAAAGCGACGAGGAAAATCTCTCAAAAAACGTGGAAGTCGGGTAACAGACGCAGAGGTCTTTACCCGGCTTTTTTATTACGGAACAGTGCAGATGGGTATGGGCGCGGAGGATTTCTGGCTCATGCCCATCGGTCTGTTTCTGGACCTATGGGCATGCCACAAACAGTTTATAGGCATTGAGAAGCCAAAGAAAACCCGGACAATTGACGATATCATTCCGCCGGGCATTTAGGGAGGTGAGCATGTATGGCAGACAATTTCGGTTTAAAAATCGGCGTCGAGGGCGAGCGTGAGTTCAAAAAAGCGCTCTCGGATATCAACCAGAGCTTCAAGGTTCTCGGTTCGGAAATGCAGCTGGTCACCAGCCAGTTTGATAAAAACGACAAGTCTGTGCAAGCGCTCACCTCTCGGAATGAGGTTCTAAACAAGGAAATCAACGCCCAGAAAGAAAAAATATCCACGTTGAAAGCTGCGTTGGATAATGCCGCGTCCTCTTTCGGAGAAAACGACAAGCGCACGCAGAACTGGCAGATACAGCTGAACAAGGCGCAGGCCGAACTCAACGGTATGGAGGGCGAACTTGCGGATAACGAGAAGTCTCTCCGGGATGTTAATCGCGGTTATAACGATGCCGGACAGAAAGTCGATGAATTCGGAAACATTGTCGAAGAGTCAACCACCGATGTGGAGAAATCCTCCGATAAACTTGAAAAACTTGGCTCGGTGCTCAAAGGCATCGGAGTTGCGATGGGAGCTGCGTTTGCAGCAGTGGGTACAGCTGCAGTCGGAGCGGCCAAAGCCCTGACGGATATGACCGTTGGCGCATCGCAGTATGCAGACGATATTATCACCATGTCTACCGTCACCGGCATGAGCACCAAATCGCTTCAGGCGTATCAGTACGCGGCCGAACTGGTAGACACCTCGATGGAAACCCTGACAGGCAGCATGGACCGGAATGTCCGTTCCATGACCTCCGCCAGAGATGGTACCGGTGCAGCTTCTAAAGCATACAAAGCGCTGGGTATATCCGTCACCGACGCCAGCGGCAACCTCCGCGATTCGGAGACAGTATATTGGGAAGCTATTGATGCATTGGGGAATGTGTCCAATGAGACCGAGCGGGATGCCCTTGCCATGCAGCTTTTCGGAAAATCGGCCCGGGAATTGAATCCTTTGATCGCACAAGGGTCGGAGGGGATCCAGCAGCTGACTGAAGAAGCCAAGTCAATGGGTGCCGTTATGAGCCAGGAATCGCTGGAGGCCCTCGCCAAGTTCGACGATTCCATGCAGCGGCTCAAGTCCGGCGGCGAAGCAGCCAAGAACGCCCTCGGCATGGTGCTCCTGCCACAGCTGCAGATTCTCGCCGATGACGGTGTAAGCCTTCTGGGTGATTTCACGCGGGGGCTGAATGAAGCCAACGGCGACTGGACGAAGATCAGCGAGGTAATCGGCAATACAGTGGGCGGTCTGGTAAACATGATCATGGAACAGCTCCCACAGATCATTGAGCTGGCAATGAGCATCGTATCCGGCATCGGCGGGGCTATCGTGGACAATCTCCCCATGTTGGTAGATGCGGCATCGCAGATTGTTATGACCCTACTTCAAGGGCTGATATCTGCTTTACCCGGTATCACGGAGGGCGCTCTCCAGCTTGTTCTGGCATTAGTAAACGGTATCATCGCCAATCTTCCCGCCATCGTGGAAGCAGCGGTGCAAATGATCGCAACGCTGGTCAACGGCATTGCGCAGGCGCTGCCCGAACTTATCCCGGCTGCTGTGTCTGCCGTAACCCAAATCGTGACTGCTCTCATCGAAAACCTGCCTTTGCTCCTTGACGCGGCACTTCAACTGGTGCTCGGTCTGGCGCAGGGCATCGTCGACGCGATCCCGGTTTTAATTGAAGCTCTGCCAGCCGTCATTGATGCGCTGATCCAGTTTGTCACCGACGCTATTCCTCAGATTGTCGCAGTTATTCCGGAAATAGTTCAGGCGCTGGTCACGGTGATCACCGAGAATATACCCCAAATCGTGCAGGCGGGTGTTGCTCTTTTCGTATCTCTCATACAGGCGCTCCCCACTATCATCACGCAGATATTGGAAGCTGTGCCGCAGATCATCGACGGAATCGTTGGCGCTGTGCTGGACGCACTGCCGCAGATCGTACAGGCGGGCATTGACCTGCTGACCGCTCTGGTGAAGGCGCTGCCCGAAATCATCGACGCGATTGTAGAGGCTATACCAAAAATCATCGACAGTATCCTGACCGCTGTATTTGAAGCAATACCACTGATCGTCGATGCGGGCATCAAACTTTTTATCGCCCTCATTGATAACCTTCCCAGGATTATTTCTACCATCGTGGCGGCGATCCCCAAAATCATCACTTCGCTGGTAAGTGCCATTCTCGGGAACATTGACAAGATTATTCTCGCAGGTGTGCAGCTGCTGGTGGCTCTGATTGCAAACCTTCCGACGATCATCGTGGAGGTCGTAAAGGCCATCCCTCAGATCATCGTGGCCATCGTTAAGGCAATTGTGAAAAGTGTTCCCGAGCTGGCCAAGGCCGGACTCGAGCTGATCAAGGGTTTGTGGAAAGGAATCAATGATGCGGCCGCATGGCTGTGGGAGAAGATATCCGGCTTCTTTGGGGACGTGATGAGCAAGATTAAGAAATTCTTCGGCATCAATTCTCCATCCACTCTATTTGCAGGACTCGGTGAAAATATGGGCCTCGGCATCGGTGTGGGCTTCGAACGGGCTATGGAACGCGTCGGCGAAGATATGAAGAACGCTATTCCTACAGACTTCAATGTGGATGCCGGGCTCAACTTATCCGGCTCCCTTGCACGGGACGCTAGAGGCTTGAGCGCAAACGGCACTACCATTAACCAGAGCATTTCCGTGGTCACGCCAAAGGCGCTGTCTGAAAAGGAACTGGCGCGGGAATTCAAGAACCTCTCACGCAAGCTGGCACTGGAATATTAAAGGAGGGACGGCTATGGAACTAACCTATATCAATGCGAATGGCAAAAGCATTACACTCAAACAGGGCCGCCCGTATTTTCTTAAGAAGATAGACGGCATAGGCGACATACGCCAGACCGTCAACACTTTCAAAGCGCCGGATCAGGACGGTGCTTTTTATATATCCTCTACGCTGGATATGCGCAATATTACGTTGGAAGGCACAGTCATAGCGGACACGCCTGATGAAGCCTATGCGCAAAGGCACCACTTTCTTCAAATTTTCAGTCCCAAGGTGAGTGGAACGCTTCTGTACCGGGAGCGGCAAATTACCTGTGTTGTAGAGGAGGCAGGCTTTACGATTTCCACGCGGCAGCGGATACCCAGCTTCTTCGTCAGTCTGCTCTGCCCGTCGCCCTTCTTTGAGACACAGGATGAAGTGCGTGAAGAACTGGCGTCCTGGATACCGCTGTTCGAATTTGAACTGGAACTGCCCGAAAGCGGCATGGAATTCGGAATGCGCCAGCCCAGTCAGATCATCACGGTAGACAATATCGGCGACGTTTCCTGCGGCTGTGAAATCGTATTTCAGGCTCTGGGAACGGTGACAAATCCTGAACTGCTGAACATGGACACTGGGGAGTACATCCGTCTCCTTACGACAATGAACACCGGGGATGAACTGCGGGTGTATACCCATTTTGCCGGCAAACGCGTTGTAAGCGTCAATGGTACAACGGTGACAAACGCTTTCTCACTTTTGGATACCGGTTCAGCGTTTTTTCAGCTCGCCGCCGGAGTCAATACTCTGCGCTACGATGCTTCAGTCAATATGGATCTGCTGGAGGTCAGCATATATTACCGTCCACAGTTTCTGGGGGTGTGAGTATGGAACTGTATATCTACAATCAAAACCGGGAACTTACAGGTATCGTAGAATCCTTTGAATACCTGCGCTGGACAAGACGTTACTCACAGTGCGGCTCCTTTGAACTGAAAGCCATTGCGACGCCGGAAAACACTGCGCTTCTACAAGAAGGAAACTTCATCTGGAAGAACGACGATGAGGAGGCCGGAATCATCGAGCATCTTGAAATGGCTCAGGCGGAAAAAGAAATTATTACTGCAAGCGGCCGATTTGCTACCTCATTACTCTCCCGCCGTATTTTATGGCAAACCGAGGTACTATCCGGAGATCTCGCCGACTGCGTTGAGCAGCTAATAAATCATAACCTAATCAGCCCCTCTGATGCGGCAAGGAAAATCGATGGCGTAGTCTTCTCGTCTCCGAACCTTAGCGTGCCCGTCAGTACTCAGATATCGTACCGAAACCTGATGGATACAGTAACAGAACTATGCACTGCTTCGGATATCGGAATTAAAACCGTATTTACTCCTGCTACACGTATCTTTACCGTAACGCTGTATAAGGGCGCTGATTCTCAGGCGGTATTCTCCAAGGAATATGAGAACCTAACGGAACAGAGCTATACAGAGAGCGCGGCGGATTATGCCAACACCGCTCTCATCGGCGGCGAAGGCGAGGGAGAAAGCCGTACATTTGCCGCCATTACAAGCGGCTCCGGCGAGACCCGTCGCGAAATTTTTGTAGACGCCAAAGACCTGCAGGAGGCTGACTTCGGTACAGGTTATAATGATGCACTGATTTTTCGGGGACAGAGTAAGCTGAGCGAACAGGGAATCCGTTATTCGTTCGACACATCGGTGAACCCTCACGGCAACTTAACCTACAAGATTGATTTCGACCTTGGACAGACCGTCAAAGCTATCTCCAAGCCATGGGGCGTATCGATGACGACGCGTATCACCGAAGTTGAAGAAACCTATGACGCAGACGGTTTGAACATCAGCGTTGTATTCGGAAAGGCTGAGCTTACAATCGCGCAGAAGATCCGTTCCGACATGAGCGAGGTCAAAACGGCGCTATCGGCTCCGACCGGCATAGCTCATGTGGCGGAAGCGCTGGACACAGTGGCGGGAACACTGGGAGATCTGTCGGAGGTGGACCCAGATATCCAAGGAGAAACCTTTACTGCTACCGTGAACAATTTGTTTGGAAAGCTGCCTGCGCTTGAAATCAACGTAGGTGCGGGTACTATATCTGCCGGCCAGTATGCTCTGCACAACATGGCACCAGGAGAAGCCTTTTATTTCACTTCGTGGAGTGGCAATAAATTCAGCGATCAGCCGAGTGACGACGGACATGTTTTTCTAATAAAACACAACGGTGACAGCACGGGTAACGGCTATCAGAGGGCTATGGGCTTCTTTATATCCCGCAATACCATGACGTTTTATGTAATATCTCTTTTCGTATACAACAATCCGTCGGGCGCGGCGAACTGGTTAAGTTTCCCGCTCGGCGCACTTACAGACATAGCTGCTGCAGTTCGGGGGAGCACATTTGCTGCCAGCATTAACAATGTCTATAACGCGCCGGTGTCAGGGACGAGGATTGCAAACGGTGGTGTCACTACTGCAAAGATGGCTCAGGAAGCTGATACATCTCTCACTTACTCGCTTGGTAGCGGCGTGACCATGGGCTACAATATGTCATTTGTGAATAAGGGCGTTGTTTCAATCGGAATGCAGATCAATGTGGGTTCTTCAGGGGTTGCCTCTGGCGGCACGATTTTAACAATCACGAACGCGAACTTTTACCCCTATTCGACGGTTCGCTCGGTAGCGACTGCGGTGGGTGGCAACGGTACCAATATGCCGATTACAATCAACGCGAGCGGCGTGGTGGCGAATGCCGCTGTGTCCACTCTGCCTACGGGCTATTACCTAATATCCTGCTCTTACGCGAGGGCTTAACGGGAGGAAATCAATATGGAGAAAAGCGGATTTTTCAACTCATCGGATGGAGACAGAATTTATGACGCGGCGGACTTCGCGTCGTATTTCGGAAGCCTTGTCTCGAACGGTGTATTTTACGCGGCGGCTACAAATCTTCAAGTGTCTCCGGGAAGCGGGTTGGCGGTGAGCGTAGCGGCTGGAAGCGCGTGGATTAATGGGTATCGGTATGAAAATACAGACACCTTAAATATACCTCTCACCACAGCAAACGGAAGCAATCCCCGAATTGACCGGGTCGTGGTTCGTTTAAGCAAGGTCAGCCGGAATATGCAGCTTGCTGTCGTCGTTGGTACACCCGCTGCTACACCGTCGGCTCCGGCACTGACAAGGACCAGCGACGTCTATGAACTTGGTATCGCAGATGTGCTGATACCGGCTGCTGCCACGTCGATCGCCGCGAATAATATTACCGATACCAGACTGAACACCAGCCTTTGCGGGTTGGTCAATTCTCTTGTAACAGCAGTCTATGAATAAGGAGGCGAATGATAATGGCAGATATTAATGGTGTATCTTTGCAGGCGGGTTCAAGCCCAACCGTACATTACACTATAACCTATTCTAAAAGCCGGCCTAACAACAGCCAGATGACCTACAACTTCACCATCTCAGCTGCGCTGGGTTCCTCCGGCTCATACATTCACAGTGGTTACGCTCTGCTCTGTACTATGACCGTAAACGGCTCATCTGCACAAGTGCGAATCAAGGCGGCGGACGGAGACGATTGGGACGGGACCGCTCCGAGGCTAAGGTATGTTACAGTTACCTGTGCTTCCACAACTGGAAATACCACACAGAGTGTGCGCTTTCAGGTGGTGTCGGACGGAAGGCTGACGCTTTCTTCCGGTGTAATCGACAGCTCAAGCTATACGGTGTTAAGTTCAGCACTCCTTACCACAGCCTGCAGTGCGCCGACTTCCTGTTCGGTAAGCCCAATACTTTCGGAAGGTGGGGTTACACTTTCATGGAGCGGAGCGTCGGGCGGCATAAGTAATTCAATTTCCAGTTATGAGATTCAGTACAGCGATTCAACAGATAATTCTACATGGGGAGCATGGACGGCGCTTGCCACTGTGGACACCACAGCAACGAGCGGCAGTGTGGCTACCTCTCCTCCTTCCACAAGAGGCAATTACCGTAGATTCCAAGTACGGACACGCGGAACGGCAGGAGCAAGCTACTACTCCGGATGGAAAGTATCCACGAACTCCGTCCGCAGAAATACCGCTCCAAAACCGGCGACTTCAGCCATCGCTTCTCCTGCAGTATACAGTAACGAGATAATCACGCTGACCTGGAGCGGTGCATCAGGAGGAACCAGTGCAATAAAGGGCTACCAGATCGCCAGGCGCACCTCAACAGACAATAGCACCTGGAGTGCGTGGAGTGTGCTGGCCACGCTGACATTGTCGGCCAGCGGGGGCAGCTATAATCCGGCTGTATCGAGCACGCCGGGGACGTATACTCAATTTGGCATTTGGACGATAGACACGTTTGACGTTTATTCAGTAGAGATAATCAGCAACAGTATCTACTGCGACGTCACAGCCTGCGGAGCGCCAACAGTCTGCTCGGTGAGCGCGGCACTGGCTGAAGGAAACGTTACCCTCTCGTGGAGCGGCGCGTCCGATGGCGCAGGCAATGCTATCACGTCTTATGAAATACATTATAGGGACTCGTCCGACAACAGCAGTTGGGGAGATTGGACAGCGTTGATGACGGTAAACACCACCGCGACAAGCAATAGCGTCAGCGTCAGTCCTCCTGCCACAAGGGGCAATTACCGTCAGTTCAGAGTGCGAACACAAGGTGCCGCCGGTGAAAGTTACTATTCCAATTGGACAGTATCCAGCAATACTGTTCGCAAAAACACATTGCCAACGCCTCCGGTATCCTTTACTGCCACGCCCGCGATCTATGAAGGAAGCACCGTAACTCTTGCGTGGAGCGGAGCAGTGCCGGGAACCAGTGCTATCAAACAGTATGTCATTCAGCGGGCCACCTCCACGGACGGAACAAACTGGTCAGCATACGAAGCACTGACTACCGTTGTATCAAGTGCCACCTCGGGGACGTATTCAGCGAATGCCTCTCAGATAATCGGGACATATACCCGCTACCGAATCAGCGTAACCGATACCTTAGACGCTGTTTCTTCTTATGTAGTCAGTGGAACGGTGAAGAAAAACAGCCCTCCGACTGCTCCCGTTATCGTCTGTCCAATATCCGGCAGTTCCATCTACAACTCCACTCCGCGCTTTATGATTACAACAGGCCTCGAGCCGGACGGACAGTCACAGATTGTTGAAGTGAAAATCGATGCGGGCGTTTGGATCAACAGCATAGATAATCCAGAGAGGTTTTCCACGAGCGGCTATCTCGGCAACGGTGCTAAAACAATATATCAGGCAGAAACTTTGGAAACTGGAAATCACACAATTACTATCCGCTGCCTTGATAGTGATATCGAGTCGGCAAGTCCTGCAGTTGTGCGGACTTTTACAGTGCTGCCGACACCATTTGAGACAATCACCGCGAACGAAACCCATGTGAAGGCAGCGCATATCAAGACGCTCCGAATGGCTGTAAACACAGTGCGGAGCTACTATGCTCTATCCTCCGTAATTTGGAGTGAGGACATTGCCGCCGGAAAAACCACGGCCAAAAACTGGCCGTTCCATATTACGGAGCTTCGAAAAGCCATCGAGCCTGTCATTACAGTGATCAACTGTTTTGATTCCTCATCAGTCTTTGATGTCCCGCCTGTAACATGGCTGTCCATTGGGACCGGCCGACCCAAAGCTGCGGTCATGAACCAGCTGCGGGAACTGCTCCTGTCCCTGTAGCCAGATATATGTTTCAGCGTTCTCGCTGTGGCGGGAGCGCTTTTTATATACCAAAATTCACATATGGAGGTTTTGTAAATGAAAGAAGTATGGAACTGGATTCAAGTATTAGTGGCAGCGATAGGCGGCTTTTTCGGCTGGTTTTTCGGTGGCTTTGACGGATTCCTCTACGCGCTACTCGTGTTCGTAGTCGTTGACTACATTACCGGCGTCATGTGCGCCATCGCGGACAAAAAGTTGTCGAGTGAGGTCGGCTTTAAAGGTATCTGCAAGAAGGTGCTGATTTTTGTAATGGTGGGCATCGGGCATATCATGGACATCTATCTCATTGGAAACGGAGAGGTTCTTCGTACCGCCGTTATCTTTTTCTACTGCTCCAATGAGGGTGTGTCCATGCTGGAGAACGCAGCGCACCTGGGATTGCCTATTCCCGAGAAACTAAAGGCGGCTCTGGAGCAGCTTCACGGGCGGAGCGACGATTCAGCAAAGCCGGGTGATGGAGCATGATTGATCTTAAAAAGGCCGCGACGGTGTTCATCGGTCGGCGTGGAGAGAACCATTTCCGCAATCTGGAGTTTGATGTCTCCAGTCTGCTCGGCGACGAATATCCCAGCGAGACATTGACTGCAATATACAAACGCCCGGACGGCGTAGCCTATCCCGTGGTCACAAGCTGCTCGGACGGCGTGTTGACCTGGTCACCCGGAGCGGCTGAAACCGAAATCGTCGGTGTGGGTCAGCTGGAAATCAGGGTTACCCATGAAGATGTGGTCGGGAAAAGCGCGCGAGTGCTCACCATCGTGGAGGAGGCTCTTTCAGACGGTATTGCCGAACCTCCGGAGCCTCCCGCGCAGGAATGGCTGAATCAGGTGCTTTCTGCTCTTGCGGCAATCGATCTGAACGACGCTTACGCGCTGCTCAATCTCACCTACAACCTGTTAAATGATAACTACACCTTGCTTGGCACTACGCACGGACTGCTAAGCGACAATTACACATTGCTCAATACCACACACGATCTGCTAAATGACAGCCATTCACTTCTCAATACTACGCACAGCGAAATGTTGAGCATGCGCGACAAGCTGTACACCCGAACGGGAATTATCCTCAACCATCTGCACCCGGTCGAAACAGCCTCGGCACCGGACATGGCGAGCAGAAGAGCGTCCATCACCTTTAACGGGATCTCGGCGGGCAGCAACATGGTATTGGACAGCGTAACTTATACGTTTGTTACCTCTTTGGGCAGTCCTGCGGCAAATACCGTTCAGGTGCTGATTCAGAGCAATCTCAGCAGCACCGTGAAAAAGCTGGCCGAAGCCATACGGGGTGTCCAGGAAGCGGCGAACATTGCCTACGGCAGCGGAACAAATCCGCATCCTACCTGTACGGGATACTGGACTAAACAGCGGTTTTCTGTGGGGGATATATCCATTGCCCCCGGAGAAAGTCTGTTCTTGTTGGAAAAGTCCGAGGATACCAACACTGTCCTGACGCTGACCTCCACCGCCGCATCAACCATCAATGCTTTCACCCGTATGCCGCACCTGCGGTATGTCTTGTCGGGGAATACCACCGGATCGGGTGGCACAAACAGCGTCAGAGGTCCTCTGCACACGATCCTGCCCATCGGGAGCGTTGTAATCGGCGGTCAAGGTGACCCTCTTATCCCGGTGCCATATGACTGCCACCTAGTCACTATCTGCCGCCAATCAGATACCACCGAAAAGGAACTGGACATTTATATTTCAAACGACGAGCAGACATTTACTCGTATCTCAAGGAGCACGCCTATTGGTTCGGACAGCTCCGCAGAGGCCCAGCACGTTCAGATCGCCATGCGGCAAAGCCGTGTGCCTGCCGGTTACGGACTGTATATCCGCATCGGGAGCAATGGCACATCAGCAACTGCTTACTGCGACTTGAAGTTTACCTATCATCTATACCCAGCCGCACTTGCGGTTGATAATTAATTTGAACTGTGAGGTGCTTTTTATGAACCTGCATAAACTTATTCTGACGAACAACGCCTGCTACAAGGCAGGCCGAACCATTACCCCAAAAGGAATTATGGTTCACTCCACCGGAGCCAATAACCCGAATCTGAAACGTTACGTCGGCCCGGATGACGGACTTCTGGGTAAAAACCAGTACGGCAACCACTGGAACCAGAACAATCCGGACAGCCGACAGGTCTGTGTCCATGCCTTTATTGGCAAGCTGGCAGATGGTTCCATTGCCACATATCAGACCCTACCGTGGAATATGCGCGGCTGGCACTGCGGCAGCGGTTCCAAGGGCTCCGGCAACGACACCCATATCTCATTTGAAATCTGTGAGGATGGCCTGACTGATACGGCTTATTTCAATAAAGTATACACAGAGGCAGTCGAGCTTTGCGTATATCTCTGCAAACAGTACGGACTGACAGAGAAGTATATCATTTGCCACAGTGAGGGTTACAAGTTGGGGATCGCCAGCAACCACGGCGATGTGATGCACTGGTTTCCCAAGCACGGTAAATCGATGGATACTTTTCGTGCAGATGTAAAGGCTGGGCTGATGGCGACGGAAGCACCCGCTCCCGTAACATCCACTGCGCCGAAAAAATACTACCGTGTACAGGTCGGCGCATATTCCGTCAAGGCAAACGCAGACGCTATGCTTGCCAAGCTTAAGGCGGCTGGCTTCACCGATGCCTTTATCAAATACAGCGAATAACACACATGATGATGCCGATTGAGGGTTCTGTCCTTTAATCGGCATTATTTTTTTGCTTATTTTTCGTCAAAACGGCTCTCTCACCTCCAGTGGGTAGTGAGAACAGAGATTCTCAGACTGGAGGAGAAATAC